AAATTTGATCCTGTTGCTTTGTTGTATTTACGGCGTCCAGCTGCAGTAAGGCCACCCTTACGTGATTTGTGAACGCCGATTTTCAAACTTACACTTTTTCTTTTTCGTTTACTACTTTTTGTAGCCACCTTTTTTCCCTCCTTTACAGGAGCCTTTTCCTTTGTGTGCCATTACATCACCTTTTTATATTGACTGCCCTTCTTTTTCTTTTGAAGTGCAGCGTAAGATTTAGCTGCTTTTTTACCAGCGGGAGTGTATGGAAACTTTTTACCGTTTACGTTTGGCATGATTAAAAGATGTCAGATTTATCAAGTTTAAGAAGCAGTGCTTCTCGATATGCAGGATCATTATCGTACCGAGGGTCACTCATTGCAGCGACAAGTTCTGCTTGACTCTTAAAAGCATCAACAGTATTAGAAGCGGCAGTACCAACAAGCAATTCACCATCAGTACCGTTAGCCTCACCGTATCTAGACACAAGTGATTGAACAGCAAAATAAATAGCAGCAGGATCTCCTGAATCCATCACTGTGTCGTACATGTTTACTTCCTCAGCATCGAAATTTTCAGAGGCCCAAGACACCATTGTGTTGTAACCTTCCTTTCCTCCTGCCAATTCATGTAGGAATTCAATATCACCGTCTGTAAGTTCAGCGATTTCTTCTTCAGAAGTTTCTTCTTCTTGTTCTTCAGAAGCAGTTTCATCAACTACTTCATCAGATTCTTCAGATTCCTCTGTGTCTCGATCCTGTGAACCCAGTTTAGATTGCAACTCAAGGTATGCTTTTTCTAAATCAGCAGGTGTTTTATATTTGCCAGCCAACATCTGTGACTGATCTTGATCCATCTGCTCACCGATCTGCAGAGATTCTTGCTCATCTGCATTCAGTTCTGTAGAGACTTCTTGTTGATTGGTTAGTGTTTCTGCCATTGTGGTGGATTACTGTTCTGGTTGTTGTGGTTGACCTTGCGCCTGGGCGCGTTGCTCAACTGATGCGAATTGGCCTGCTTGTTGTGTAAGAGCCATCTCCTGCTGTTGTTGCATCTCAGCCTGCTTCTCTTGCTCAAGTTGCTGTGCAGTCTTGACAAGATTGAGAGCATCAATACCCTGTGCAGCCGCCAATCGTTTGACAACCTCTTCAGGATTAATATATTGCTGAATAGCTTGCGGACCCATTGTTTGAGCTAAAGTCTGCATAAACATCTGCAAACTCTCTCTATCTTGGCCGCGGCCTAATGCATTGACACCAGCAACAATTGTAGGTTTGACAATGTTTTTAGGAAGACGTGGTATCTCTCCTGTTTTTTGGAACACGCTCAACTTACGGTTGAGATAAGGAACAAGAAACTCAACAGTCAAAAGTGAGAACAATCCTCCCAATTGTTGTTCAAGTTCCATTTGAGTCATTCGTACTTCTTCTGCAGTAGTACGTTCCGACTGCCTTACCGTAAGGACTAAGAATGCTTCACTTAGCCTACGTTCCAGTTGTTGGATCATTTGATATGCAGTAGCAAAATCTGCTGTTTTACCAACTTGTACAACTCCAATATCATCTGGTCGGCCTTGAATGATTGCTCCGTTACCAGCCTTGGCTAATGTTGACGGCTTAGTAGTAGATGAAGGAGAAACAGTAAATACAACTTTAGCTGCAGCAGCAGAGCCTTCACAAATAGCCTGAGATAATGCTTCTAGGTTTTTGAGATCTCCAATGTACTCCTCAACCCTGCCTCTACCTAGTGGTTCATTATCAACAGTATTGAACCTTAGTGGGAGCCATGGCGTTGAATCTAATGGAGCTTTACCTTGTGATCCTGGAATAATTTTGTCGTAAACTTCCTGGTGCCAAATAAATCTATTGTTGTCACGCTTGATGTGCGTATAGACATCAATATCATCACGACTGTAACCAGTACTTTCATCAGTAGTCTTGAAAGGATCAGGTTCAGGAAGAACAGACTTCAGTAGTTTTTTATGTATTTTTTCTTTGGTGACGATTTCAATTACGTTTCCTAGACCGTCTCTTTCTACAACGTATCTGTTCAATGGATATAACTTAAGTTTATCCTTGTCCATAAAGATGAGTGCATTACCAGAAACAACGAGGTGTTTCAATGCTTGGTGAACAACAACACGATCGTCAGAAGCTGCAATAGATTCCAAGATCGTGCGTTCAATCTTTGCAAATGAAAGATCAAGATCTGATCTTATCGCAGGATTCAACTCACCAGACAGTAGTGTTGCATCATCAATCTGTAATTTAAAAAAGCTTGTCTGAGGAGGTAACAAAGCAAGCATTAATTTACTTGCCAAAGTAGAGACTCCTTTAGCACCGACTGATTGCCACGGTGTTAAAAGAGTTTTATAGTTACTATCCTCTTCGTCATGCTTCATCAAATAAGGAATAGTCAATTTAGCTGCATCAATTGCAGTTTGTAGAAATTGGTTACGGCTACTAGCAAGAGCGTCGTATCGTGATTTAGCTGACATAATTTATACTGAACTATAAGCTTGGGCTATCACTTCTGATGCGCCTCCGGTAGGAAAACGAGACTTTCTTTTTGCTGCTTTTCTAGCTGCTTTCCTATTTTTATAAGGAACTATAGACATGGCACCGGAACGATTTGTTTCATAAGGTGTTGCAAACATGGCAGTGGAATTCCTATTTCCAGGTACTTTACGTCCAGGTACTTTACGTCCAGGTACTTTACGTCCAGGTCCGTTACGTCCAGGTTCCATTTTTCCACTCATTATTTTATCCAACCTTTCCGATGCTTTACCGAGAGTATAGTTTTTATTTTTTTTAGCAGCTTTCTGCAGGTTATTTCTTGCCATGCCAAAGACTTTGCCTGGATTGCGCCTCTTCTCGAAACGCTTGTCGCTAATACCTAAATTTGTAGCAAGTCTCCTCATCTTCCTGGTGCCCTTGCCCTTACCAGTTAATCCAGACTGAGCGAACTTTTGCATACGGCTTGCATTAAATTCTGCAAACTCAGGGTTAGCTTTATTTTTGAAAGCAGAAAGATATGCCATAGGACCATCGCCGCTATTATATTTTTTAGCCTGTTTCTCCATGAATGAATTCATGGGATTAGACAGTTTCTTTTCTAATTTTGCAGAATTACGATCATATTGTTGAGCAAGACTCAAATCACTGAACTTTGCCTTTTTACCCTTGCGACCATATTCGCTAGGTTTGATCTTCATACGGGTAGTAGCTTGGTCAGCTAAAGCCTTGAGAAACTTTCGTGATTGTTTGTTCTCTCCTCCGTAAATATTTGCATACCCCCTAGCTCTTTGTTTCAGCTTGGTTTCTCTGCGTTCAAAATCTTTGTGACCATAACCACCAGACAGCGCATCTGCCGTTACTTTGACGCCTTTTTTGCCACCATTGCCTTTGCCATCGCCGCCACCGTTTCCACCAGAGTTACCACCGCCTCCGCCGGAGGTTCCGCCACCACCGCCGCCATCGCTAGTGCGGGTTAATTTAAGTTGATCGGATCTGAGATTGTCAGCTTTGCCTTTATTTTTATTCCTTTTAAAAATCTTTCTTACTTCTTTTTTATTGTCTACACCTTTTCCAATTTTCAGACCTTTTGTGTTTTTAGCAGCTTTTCTAATTGATTGAACTTGCTTTCTACTGCCACCCTTCCTGACAATAGTCCTTATTTCTTTTTTAGTAACTTTGTTATCTTTGAGAGCACGTTTTACAGCTTTTTTAGCTGGTGACTTACGTTTAAAAGAACGTGTAATTTTTCTTTTAGCAACTCTTTTCGGTGCTCGTCTTGGCTTACTCTTTCTGCGTCTAGCCATCGTTATTCTCTAGTCGGTTTACAAGCCACTCCACAACAGAACGTTGACCAGAGCGGTACATAATTTTTTCAATTGTGTCATCTGGAGATGGAGTAATAGATGGGAATCTATCTTCCATTTCATTGAGTACAGCTCTGGCCTCCATACCGAAGACCTCAAGCATATTGGGGTAGATTTCTTGCATCATGTTCAAAGAATGCAGGCATACGTGCGGCCTTAGTAAATGACAGCTCAGGTGCTTTACCTTGATACATCAAGCGATCACTTGATTCTGTCCAGAACTTTGTAGATAGTTTTGCAGAACCACGTAGTGGTGAGAACAACCAATACGCAGTAGCCTTCCTCAGTTTATCCAGTGATGGAGAAAAACTAAGCCCCAACTCAGCACAAACCAGAGAATTAGTTGCAACATGAATTTGTTCATCTCGTGACACATCTGCTGAAACTGTCCTCATACCTGAGTTTCCATAGGCTCTGAAGAATGGCAAGATAGTGAAGAAGAT